ATGTTGCTGTCAATCATCTGCGGCACATTGGTCACAACTTCGCACTTGCTGATTCTGACCTGCTCTGGAAAGGTCATGGCCTTCAGTTCCTTTTCAAGCCTGTTCAATGGAATCATCTTCTTTCTTTTTCATGCACACTTGGCAGACCTTTCCACTATTGATGTAGTCATTGCGCCACACATGGTTCTTGCAACTTCTTTGCTGAATTGGTATGTGCGCAATATTCGCTGTCATTGGTATTGAAATTATTACCTTATGGCAGACCATGCCTTCTTCTTCTTCTTTCGTCAGTTTATTCATTGACAATTTGGTCAGTTTCGTCATCTTATCACCTGACTGCATAGGTTCCTGTTGACATTGATTTGGACATGATGGAATATCTTGCTGCATCAATCGCATGATTGCTATGGTCCACAGGAATGTTCAATGATGCACCTGTCTTGTCAGTCTGCCAAACATAGCCACGCAGTTCCTTGATCAGATTGGTTGAAGATGATGTCACCATCAATGGCACCTGTTGCATTTGGTTGATGCCGTACATGATGCTGTCCTTTCCTTTGACTGCTCCACGAATCCTGTGGCCATACCTTCGCAGTTCGTCAATGCTCTTAGGTTCAGATGAATCGGCAATGATTTCAACACCCTTGAATCCATCCAACACATTGCTGATGTCCATATTTGACATTCCTGTTGCATAGTGGATCTCGTGCATCCATAGCTTGCCATCTGCTTGGCGAACTTCCACAATGGCTGTTGCATCATTCGTGTAGCCCCAATCCAATCCAATGCATCGCCATCTGTAGTTGTCTGGCAGTTGGTCACATTGGTTCCAATTGTCAAATACAACACCTTGCAATGCGCCTATCTTACCAAGGCCATAGACATTCCACCAATTCTGCCAATAGGCTGAATGCTTTGCTTTTTCTTCTGCCTTCTCAATGTCCTTTCTGATGGTTTCCGGCAATGCTTCATTGTCTCTGAACGTCAATATCAGATGTTCAGAATCGTCTTCTTGCAGCACTTCTGTGTGCGCCCAAAATTCCATAGTCGGGTTGAAGTCAATGAAGATTTCATCTGATGTTCTGATTGCAAGCTGATAGTATGATTCAAACGGAATGTTGTTGGCTTCGTTGACATAAAGGATGTTCCTTCTGGCACCACGCAATCGTGCTTCCTGGTCTGCGCTGAAAAATTCGATGTATGAACCATTAGCGAATGTGTAGGTCAGCAATGACCTGTTCCACCTGCTGTCATTGTATCTGCCTGTGATCTGCATGACCTTCAGAAAGTCCTTCATGGCACCACGTCTAAGATGTGGCACAGATTCGGAAACAACGGAAATTTCAAGGCCATCAATTCTGGCTGCTCTGTCAATTAGAACAGGAAGAATGCCGAATGTTTTTCCTGCAGATGTGCCACCCTGGATGACCTTCTTGCGTTTGGTCAGCTTTCGAATCTTGCGGATGGCCGTTGTGTAGATGAAATCATTCATTCATCATCACCGAATAATGGCTGTTCACGGTGTGTCACTTCGTGCTTTTCGGTCAGGTTGTTCAATCGCTGCGTTATGCTTGTGTTGTAGATACCTGTCATGCCACCTTCAATCTGGTCCTGTCGAATGCTCTTACGTATACGCGAACAGACGGCGGAAAATTCTTCATACGCTCCATTTTTGTTCCCGAAATAATCATCAAGAAAATGGTTCAATCCTTCATTCGCCACGTAGTTCTCGAATCCTTCCATTGTCAATGGCTTCTGAAGTTCTCGATGCACAGTTATAGCCTTCGGACCAATGAAATCCTTCACAGTTATCGGATGGTCCTTAGTGTATGCGGCATAGTCCAGAAACAGTTGCCACATCTTGTCCGGTGTTTCGATGTACTTCTTCTTCGCCATTACTTCTTGAAATTTACCAATGCTTCTTCAGCTGTTGAACCAATGCCTTGCTTGAAATTTCCTTCGTTGTTCCAATACTTGTTGGCATCTTCTCGCTTGAATGCGTGCCACTTCATGGTGTATGTGTTGTGGGTTACATACACGCCATAATTCTCATGGTTCTTGTTCTGCTTCATTTTCTCCTTCTTCGCTTTGGCTTTGGCGTTGGTTTGTTTTCTTCAGCAAATTTCAGCATCACCCTGGCCATTGTCTGAGCAGAACTTCCACAGGTAAAACACACACGTGCATTGCCGTGAATTGCCTTGTAGGTGTCTTCATACGCTTTCACTTCATTCTTGGTTAATCTTCCGCTAAACTTCCTTGCCGCCATCAATTGAAGTTGATCAAGGTGTTCATTGATAAATAGCAAAATTTGATTTTTGTCCATGTCACATTCCTTTACGGCCACCTGTGTTGGCACCAACTATGGCCATTGGCTTGGTGAATACTTTCTTCATCACCTTTCCGCAGCAGGTGAATGTTGGCTCTTCGTTCATTCCATGCACATAGTCATGGACCATCTTGCATTTCCCTTGGCATTTATATGAATAGGTCATCTTATTTGTTTTGGTTCAGCCTTTCCAATCTTTCAATTGACCGAATGATTGAATTGACCTTTTTCGTTATCTTATCAGCATTCAGCTTGTGGCCATTTAATTTGACGATCTTACTGCTCATGGCATCCAGAAGATTTTGAATCTGTAAAGAATCCGTTCTATCAACACAGCCATCAATGCCACCTGGACAGATGTACAGACAGCTTCAGCCGTTGCTGCTCCAACAACCAATCCAATCCAAAACGACAGACATAGTGAACAATCGAATGGCTTGATAGATGCCCATTCGTCAATGTTCAGCCATTGCTTAATGTATGTCTGGATGCTTATCACTTCGGTCAGTAGTGACGCGATGACCGCTGCTGATGCAGCGTTGCAAAATAATTCCATAATAGTCTTCCTTTAGTTGGTCCAATGTTCTGCGAACAGAATTTCCAATTGATTTGAATGGAATGTCGACCTTCTTGCCGACCTTCCTGTAGCTGCCTTCCTGGATCCACAACCGCAGCACTTCCTTATCATACCAATGATAGCTGTCCAACAATGCTTCTATGATCATCATATCATCTTCCTGGTCCCAATCGTAACCTTCAGCATCATCGGCAACGTCTGGCATCTCTGTGCTGTGTGCAAATAGGCCATGCTTCCTTGCGAATGTAGACCTTGGCGATGTTGCCATTGTCATCATGGTGCGAACTATGTAATATCGAAGATATCCACCATCATTGACATTGGTCCATTTCTCTTCATCCATTTCCAGGATGACCATTGCAACTTCTTGGATCAGGTCATCAGCATACCTGTGACAGATTCGAATTGCCAATTCACGCAGTTCATCATCCGCCAACAGGTCAATTGCTGCTTGGTGCTTAGAAAGGCAGGTCATCATTTCCGATGGCTGCGGCCTGTGCTTTCGATTTAGCCACAACCTTTTCTTTGACGTTCCCTTCCTTCTCTGGTTTCCATGTGTCAACGGAAATGGCAACATCATTACCGTAGTCATCAAGTTGATCACGCAAGTTGATGTTTACCTTCACATACTTCTTGCCGTTGTAGACAAACGTGTGTTCAGATGGAATCTTGTCCAGGCAGATGGATGCCTTCATCCATGTGTCACCTTTCTTCTGGCCATTGCCACAGTAGATTGTTTTTTCTTCACTCATTGTGTTTAAAAATTGATTTCTACAAATATACAATTTTAAACAATACCATTTGACCGGAACCATCTGGTCACAGTCTGTTCATATCGGTTATCTTCCTGCATCAATGCAAATCTGCTTTGAACTTTTTCGTTAGGCAATTCCCGCACTTCATTCCTTTCAAGCAGATATTGATAGAGCAATCCCCACATTGGGAACTCTGGCAATCTTCCATGTTCTTGGATGTAGTTGATGGTCCAATCATACATGAATGGTGCATCAATCGGATCACTTGCTGCTTGCAACATCTTTGGTTGAAATGTTGGCTGTGATGCCTTGGTTCTTTCTGTCTGCTGAAATGCTCGAAGCACTTCGCCAACTACCTTTGGTGACAATTGCTGACCATAAGTTGACAATGTCAATGGCTTGTTGTTCAAATATAGGCTGTTAGATGCTGCCTTCTGAAATGCTGTGACCAATTTGAAATCATCGATGTGTGGAAATTCAGCGTCTACGAATCTTGCGATTATGTCAATCAGCATCTGACCATTCTGGTTTCTTTCGAATGGCTTGCAGCCCACCAATAGTGGCAGCTTGTGAATAGTAATTTGTTGTATCATGGATTTTCTCTGTGTAGTTTTTCAATCGTTTGAAAGATAGGTAAAATTAACTGTGGAACAACAGCATTGCCGTATGCCTTTATGGATTCGTTTCGCCACTTTGGAAAGGTGATATTGTCCAATCTGTGGGGAATCCCATCATTTCCGCCACAAATCGCGGATTCAGTTGGGAAGTCTTTCCATCTTTCAAGTGATGGAATCGCTTGGTCAGGTTGTCTGCAATTCTTTTTGTTTGACTGATTGGCATTGTTGCATTCTTTCCATCGTTCACTGTTGGTGTTGGCAGCATATCCGACAATGAAGATTCTGTCTCGTCTATGTGGAGCGTTGACACCTGCAGCAGGCAATAGTAACGGTTGAACTTCGTAGCCTTCAGCTTCCAGGTCAGCACACACCTGCTCGAAGACCATACCTGCATCGATAGTAAGTAATCCACGAACATTTTCTGCCACAACGTATGTTGGTCGAATCTGTTGAATTGCTCGCAGCATTTCGTGCCACAAGTAGCGTTCATCATCGGTGCCTTTTCGCTTTCCGGCAAGGCTGAAAGGTTGGCAAGGGAATCCACCTGTGATGATGTCGATGTCTCCGTTGTGAATAGTGTAGTCTGTTTTGATGATGTCATGGTAACTTATTGAATTAGGAAAATGATGTTGCAATACTTTCTGGCCGAACTCGTTCCATTCTGTATGGAATACATTGGTCCAACCCATCCATTCGGCAGCTAAATCGAAGCCGCCAATTCCAGAGAATAGTGAGCCGTGTCTCATTGGTTCAGCTTTAATTGTTCAACTTCAAAGTCAAACTTGAATCCATTGACATCGTCACCTTTCTCCTTCGCCCTTTTTATCCAGGATAGGACCGCTGCCTTCCAATTGGCCATTGGCACCTGTCCAATGATCCAACCTTTAGACTCGTAGTAATACCAGAACTTGTCAGCTTCGTCTTGACTCCTGCATCCGCAATGATACATCCATTCACGAACTTCATCCAATGATGGCGCGCCAACAACATTGACATTTCCATTATCATTTACATTACCATTTACATTACCATTTACATTTACATTAGGTTTTTCAGTTGTATAACCTAAGTCTGTCAATGGTTTGGTTTTGGTTTTACTTTGGTTTCGGTTAGGTTCTGTTTTGGTTTTAGTTAGGTTATGGTTAGGTTTCGGTTTGGTTTTATTTGAACTTGGTCTTCCGCCTTTTTGGCCATTGTTGAATCTTGCAATGTTTGCATCAAGTTGTGGCTTGATCAGCCTAAATGCCAACTTTGGTGTTCCTTCCAATGATGGTTCCACGAAGTTCAAAGCATAGTCACAAATGGCATCATACATGGCGCATTTCTCTTCCGGAGACAGATCTTCAGCAGCTTCGAAGAATGACCTGTAAAAGATAAATGAGTCTCTCATCGTATCACGAATTTAGTGCCTTGTTTGAAAAATCGGAATCCAAGGGAACGCAGGATTTCTGTCAATTCAGCAACTGTGTACCTGTCTTCAAACAGCAGTTCATTGTCAATTCGCTTGATGTTGTGGATGACAGATGCATGGTTCATGAATGCTATTTCGGCAATCCGTGTTAATGATAGACCTGTTTCCATCTCTGGCTGTCTCAATAGCCAGAACACTACCGCCCTACACTTCACAATGTGTGCCTTCCTGTCTCTTGAATAAAGACTATCACGTGTAACTCCGTAGTAACGCAGAACTGTATTTGTAATGTTCTCAATGTTTACGCCTTGCCTATTGACAATTGGCGCATTCATCACATGGTCAACAAGTTCCTGTCGGTAAACAGAAACCAATTTGTCAATGCTTTCCTTTTCAATTTCAGTTAATTCTGTCTTCACTTCTCTGTTTTTTTAAGGTTAATAACTCGTTTAAAGATACTTCTAAAGTCCGCAGTAGCCACTGTCACATTCGTTGAAATCGTCATCGAACAATTCAAACTGGCTATTCCATTTTTTTATTTGATTATAGCTAACGCCTTTGTCATACAGCCATAAGTCTTTTTTATGTTTCTTTCCTTCTTTGTCTGCAAACCATTGCATTTTATCGGGATGTTTGTCCCACATTTTACGAATTAGTACCGGTGTTTTATGAAAGCAACCCACACAGTTATTCATCCAAGCAAATCTAACAGGCTTGTCTTTCCAAAACTGTTCAATATTGTCTTTGTAAATTCCGTCATTTATAAGTGGAAATTCTGGTATTTGGTAAGGAATTTCTTTCCATTTATTTCTGCCGTTTTCGCTTTGACCTACAATGGTTTTGAATTGCAGCGCTCCGCCATTATTTGCTGCTCTTTGCATCATGGCGTTAGCCCTGCGTGTTTCGTTTGCCCTAAATCCTATTCGCGTTTGAACTATCTCTCCTACATTATCCTTCCACCAATTAAAAATCGGCTCTATTTTCATTTCAACTGTGCAGTACCTTCGTAATGGATCGGGAAGTTTTCCACCTGATTTTGCAATGACTCGATCGAATGTCTTCCCACTAACCCAAGTGATAGGTCTACCAATGTATTGCTCAAGGTCAAGCATTGTGTAGATAATCATGTCATCTTCAGCTGTTGCAATAAATGGTGCTTGAATCCTGTCTTCAACTTCCTTGCGAATCTTCTCGTCCTTGAATCTGCAATTTTCATCTTCAATTCTGACCAATGCAAACACATCATAGTCAGCAGGGTAATTTGCTGCAATGTAGCTTGATGTTTTTCCGCCACTTAAACTGTTTACTGTTTTCATAGCTGTTCAATTAGATTCAACCAATCTTCAAACTTCATTGCCACATAATCTGGCTGATGGTTCTTTGTGAACACAACAACAGGTGTGCGCCCATCAATGGCCGCATCATCCTGTGCTTGCTTCAACGCTGACCAAATGTTCAGCCTTTCCTGGTTCTTGCATTCAAAGCTGAACCGTGCCAATGGTCCATCAAGGTCAATGATGTCACCTTTGATAGTCATGCCGCCAGACATTGGTGTTCTTCGGACATTGGTGCCGAATTGTTCATTCAGCAGCTTGGCCACTTTGCGCTCGAACCTTTTGCCCTTGTCGTTAGCGTTCACCATGTCTTCAAATCTTTACGGTCAACGAACCAAACAGGACCATTTCCAAGGTCTTTCTTGCCTGCTTCCAAAATCATTTCCTTAGTTGCATAGCCAACAAGGTCAACTGTGCTGCCATCTACAATGGCCAGAACATAGACATCATGCATCAGCTTCGGAACAACCAAGTTGCCATCCTTTCGGTCAGTTGCTTTGATGTCAATTGTCGCGCCATTGCTGCTGATGAAATCGAACGAATCTTTTTCAAGGTTGCTGATGATGTCCAGGTGCAGGTTGAACTGCTTGCTGAATGCGTATTCAGCTGCAAATCCAATCCTGCTTGCCTTTCGCTTGTCAATGATGGTTGAATCTGTGCCGCATCCTTGCCAGAATCGCATGGATGCAATCATGTCGCACATAGCCAATTCTCTCGGTGATAACGTAATCTTCATGGCTTCAGAATATTATCAAGGTAATCCTTCGCCAACGCCAACCTTTCAACCAATTGCTGCTGCATTTCAACATCAGCAGGAACATTGATGATGACCATTCTGAATGCTTCATTCTCAATCCTTGGATCAAAACTAATGAAGTCACATGATGTGGCACCTGTGGCCAACATACAACCTTGCATTTGCCACAGATACTTCTTATCAATGTCTTGACTGATGACGTTCTTCAGATGATTGGCTGTATTAAAAGGACACTTGATTTCTATCAACTTGTCTGTGCCTTTGACCTTTCCATCTGGACTGCCTCCGGAATAGTCTGATATTTCACAGAATCCAAGTTCTTCAACTTCGCAATTCGTGCGCTGTTCGTACTCTTCGCGTGCCACAGATTCGTATTCATTGCCGTGATCTAATGCGGCACCAAATATCTGCACACGTTGACCTGTCAACTTCTCTGCTACCACTTCCATCATGTAGCTGATGGCTGTTTGTCCGAAGATGTCAGCCTTTGAACGTCCAGATGTCATCAGATCACCGAATCGTGATGCTGTGAACTTGCCCAATCTTTGCGAGAACCATTCTTCAGTTCGCTGCAACTCGTTTGTTTCTTCGAAGATGTCCATGATTACTTGCTTTTGTTTGGTGAAAAATCATCTGATTCGTCTTGTCCATACACGTTGTGTTGGTAGAAACCAGACAGCTTCAGACATACACGTGACAGCGAACGCTTCTCAGCCATTGCCACAGGATAATTCTGCCGTGTATTATTTGGCGAAGATTCGCCATAGGTTTCAACTGTTATGGTGTGACCATCTGGTCCGCCCATTTCACCAATTGCCTTGATGACAACGTGCTTGCAGTCATCTGTCATGTGGACCATTTCGTAACGTACACGGATGCCACGGTGTTGCTGAATGCGTTCAATGCCTTGCCGTGTGATTATCACAAAGCCTTGTGGCGATTTGAAGAAATGGTCAGATGTCAGGCCATTCTCTGCGGCCAATTTTTTTAGAACTTCTCGATCTGTGTTGTTCATGGTTATTGATTATTGATTAGTGATTAGTGATTTCTGATTTTGTCTTTAAAGTGAGCATTGCATAATCGGATGTGAATGACATCCAATAGAATGGCAATGTATCTGTTGGTGTGTGGACACCTTCGTGATGGTTATGGTCCGCATCCCACATGGCCAACCATCTGGTCACTTCGCCAAGGATGTGCCTTTCAACAACCATCTGACTGTCTGCGTAAATCAGCACATTGACCTTTCCCATCTGGTCAATGGCATCAATTCGTGTGATGATGTCCAGGACTATCATCTTAGCTTCACCTGACAGATACGTTGTATCTGCCGTATAGCATTCAATTAACGATGTTTTTTTCATCTTCTCTGTGATTTATGGTGATTACTTATTAATTACATCATCATGAAATGCATCATCATCGCCGCATGATTCGCAAACGCCAACCAATGCAACTTGTTCGTGATGCTCTGAATATCCAACAACTGCCTGTGTCTGGCCACATTCACATCTGCAGTGTGAATTGTTGTTGATTAATTGAAATCCATGCTCCTTCAAAATGAAGATAGCCTGTTCTTCTGTCTGTACGCAATCTACTATTCTTGCCATTTCTCTGTGTTTTAAGATTATGGTGTAAATGTATAAAAACACGTTGATAACTTCCAAATAAATGCACAGGAAATTTTACACGTTAACGTTAACGTGTTGATAATCAACCCAATAA